CAAAAACTTGTAAGAAGATTAAAAGATTTGCCAACTGAAGAGACAGATAAAGTTCCTTTTTTAGATTTATTTAATATGGATCCAAAATATGCTGAAATAATAGATGATAGGATTGAGGAAAGATTTCTTAAAGATTGGATAGCATCAATAACAGACAAACCAGACAATGATGTGGTAGAAATGGAAGATCTAGATGTTAACTTGCAGCTTCAAAGATTTCTTAAGGATGAATTTGAGCGAACTTTAGCTGGACACACTTCTGCTGGCGGTGGCCCTCAAACAGCTGATGATGTGAAAGCCGCAGAAAAAGCTTTAAAGAAAAAGCGTCGTCAAAACATAAGAAAACAAGTAGTAGGCGTATAATAAGAGGTAAAAATGCAAACCGTTATAGGTTTAGGTAAAGCAGGATGCAATATAGCAGACAAACTCTCCGCTTACCCACAGTATCAAATAAAAAAAATAGATGTAGGCTTAAAAAAGACCAAAACAACATTTGGTCTTAAGCATCAGGACGGTCCTGAACTTTATGAAAAAAGCAATATGCCGAAAGGTATAAATAACTTTCTAGAGGGGGTGATGCCTGAAACTTTATTTATTACAAGTTGCGGTGCTGTCTCTGGTGCTTCTTTAAAAATTTTACAGAAGATACATAAGAAAACTAAAATAATGGTCATGTATGTTCTTCCACAGAAAGATGACCTTGTAGGTGAAAAACTCTTACAAAACAACCTACTTTTCAACGTCTTTCAAGAATACGCTCGATCAGGATTACTAGATCGAGTATTTTTAGTTGACAATTCTAAATTATCTGATATAATGGGACCTGTTCCAATATTGAAGTTTTGGGATTCAATGAACCATTTAATTGTTACAACTTATCACATGCTAAACGTATTTCAAAACACGCGAGCGGTAATGACGACGCAAACAAAGCGTATTGATACTGCTCGCATTTCAACGTTTGGTTTGCTTGATCCAGAAAATAATCAAGAAAAAATGTTTTTTGAGCTTGACATTCCAAGAGAAAAAAGTTATTATTATGGAGTTCCGAAAAAACAACTGGAAGAAGATCCTAATTTAATGGAGGTTATTCGTAAAAATTTAAAATGTAATATAGAACACGAAAAAATTAAAACTACTTATTCAGTTCATTCAACTGATTATAATGAGCTTATAGCTTACTGCGAAAAAAGCAGCACTTTAATACAACAACTAGCAGTGTGATAGATCAACGC